ACTCGGGCATCTCGGGCAGGTGCAAGTAGGGGTTGTGGGCTACCGGGGGCTTGGGTTCGGCTACCACGTCCAGGTCTGCGGCCGGGTTGACCTCCAGCCCCTCGGCGATGACCAGGGCATAACGGAACATCTGGTTGAACCAGGTGCGGACCTTTTCCGCAGTAGTGAACGCCTTGCGCTTCTCGATCGCCGCCAGGACGCCCAGAAGCTGAGGGCGGCGAATGTCATAGATCGACATCTTCCCCAGAGTGGGCAGCACGTCTTTGTTAAAGATGCGCAGGATCTGGGAAAGCGTGCTCTGACGGCCTTCCTTGAGTTCCTTACGGCGATGCTCGACCCAAGCATCGAAGACGGTCTTGAAGGTGTATTCGCCCGCCAGCTTGGCCGCGTGCCGTTTCTGGTCGCGCTCGACCTGGGGATCGATCCCCCTGGCAAGCAGGGCCTGGGCCTTGTCTCGCTCGGTCCGGGCTTCACGCAGGCTGAGGGCAGGATAGCCGCCCAGGCACAGGCGCTTTTGCTTGCCCAGCCAGTAGTAGCGGAATTGCCATGACTTGCCGCCTGCGGCTGAGACCATCAGGCCCAGGCAGTCGTTGTCGGAGAGGGTGTAGCGTTTTCCGGTGGTCTTCGCCTGCCGGACGGTCAGATCAGAGAGCGCCATTTCGAGACTCCTAAGTAATGACTTAGGCCCTATGCTCGTCATGGTTCCCGCTCAGCCCCAGCAACTATCCGGTAGCCGCCCCACCCGTATTCTTGTGCCTTATTTGGTCACTCAAAAACGGTAGCTGTGGGTGGATTTCCGTGGCACTCGCTGGAATGAAAAAAGGAGCCGAAGCTCCTTTTTTCAATGACCTACAGACCCCAGTAGAAGTCTGTGGATCAAAATTTGGAGCGGGAAAACGGGTTCGAACCGTCGACCTCAACCTTGGCAAGGTTGCGCTCTACCAACTGAGCTATTCCCGCAAAAATTCAAGCAACCAACCGTCACCTGAATCGGATGTGCACTAGGCACATCCAAAACTGGAGCGGGAAAACGGGTTCGAACCGTCGACCTCAACCTTGGCAAGGTTGCGCTCTACCAACTGAGCTATTCCCGCTTGAATCATCCATTCTGGCAGCCAACCGCCACCAGAACCAAACACACTCGAAAGCATGTTCAAAATCTGGAGCGGGAAAACGGGTTCGAACCGTCGACCTCAACCTTGGCAAGGTTGCGCTCTACCAACTGAGCTATTCCCGCATTTCTACCGAAGCCTGACATTCTACAACGTCGTTTGCTGCGATGGGATGAATTGTAGCGTAGTTCTTGGAGGGTTCAGGAAAAACGCTACATTTTTTCATCTTCAGTGCTTGACGGCTGGCTCCACAGGCTTGGATTCCGCTGGCGGCGGCGCTGCGGCCTCCTCCTCGGACAAGGGCTCGGGCACACGCTCCAGCGCCACCTTGAGGACCTGGTCGATCCACTTGACGGGGATGATTTCCAGGCCGCTCTTGACGTTGTCGGGGATCTCCTGGAGATCCTTGACGTTCTCTTCCGGGATCAGCACCGTCTTGATGCCGCCACGCAGGGCCGCCAGCAGCTTTTCCTTGAGGCCGCCGATGGCGGTGACCTCACCGCGCAGCGTGATCTCGCCAGTCATGGCGACATCGGCACGCACCGGGATACCGGTCAGCGCAGAGACGAAGGCCGTCGTCATGGCCGCACCCGCGCTGGGGCCGTCCTTGGGCGTGGCGCCATCAGGCACGTGCACGTGGATGTCCTTCTTCTCGAAGGCCTCGTCCTTGATGCCGAGCATGCGCGAGCGGCTGCGCACCACGGTGCGGGCGGCTTCCACGGATTCCTTCATCACGTCGCCCAGCGAGCCGGTGCGCGAGATCACGCCCTTGCCGGGCATGATGGCGGCCTCGATGGTCAGCAGGTCGCCACCGACCTCGGTCCATGCCAGGCCCACGACCTGGCCGACCTGGTTGTTGTGCTCGGCACGGCCGTAGCTGTACTTGCGCACACCCAGGTAGTCGGTGAGGTTGTCGGCATTGACGACGACGGTGGGCTCCAGCTTCTTGAGCTGCAGTCCCTTGACCACCTTGCGGCAGATCTTGGAGAGCTCGCGTTCCAGCGAGCGCACGCCGGCTTCACGCGTGTAGTAGCGCACGATGTCGCGGATGGCGGACTCGTCGACCTGCATTTCGCCGTCCTTCACACCGTTGTTGGTGAGTTGCTTGGGCAGCAGGTAGCGGATGGCGATGTTGACCTTTTCGTCCTCGGTGTAACCCGACAGGCGGATCACTTCCATGCGGTCCAGCAGCGCGGGCGGGATGTTCATGGAGTTGGAGGTCGCCACGAACATCACGTCGCTGAGGTCGAAGTCCACCTCGACGTAGTGATCGCCGAAGGTGTGGTTCTGCTCGGGGTCCAGCACTTCCAGCAGGGCGCTCGACGGGTCGCCACGGAAGTCCATTCCGAGCTTGTCGATTTCGTCCAGCAGGAACAGCGGGTTGCGCGTGCCGACCTTGTCCAGGCTTTGCAGCACCTTGCCCGGCATGGCGCCGATGTAGGTGCGGCGGTGGCCGCGGATTTCCGCCTCGTCACGCATGCCGCCCAGCGCCATGCGCACGTACTTGCGGCCCGTGGCCTTGGCGATGGACTGGCCCAGCGAGGTCTTGCCCACGCCCGGAGGTCCGACCAGGCACAGGATGGGCGCCTTGACCTTGTCCACGCGCTGCTGCACAGCAAGATATTCAAGGATGCGATCCTTGACCTTTTCGAGGCCGAAGTGGTCGGCATTGAGCACGTCCTCGGCATTGGCCAGGTCGTGCTTGATCTTGGTCTTCTTGCTCCAGGGCAGGCCCGTAAGCACGTCAATGTAGTTGCGCACCACGGTGGCTTCGGCCGACATGGGCGACATGAGCTTGAGCTTCTTGAGCTCGGCCTCGGCCTTCTTGCGCGCCTCGGCGGGCATGCGGGCCAGCTTGATCTTCTTCTCGATCTCTTCGATGTCGGCGCCGTCTTCGCCCTCGCCCAGTTCCTTCTGGATGGCCTTGACCTGCTCGTTCAGGTAGAAGTCGCGCTGGTTCTTCTCCATCTGGCGCTTGACGCGGCCGCGGATGCGCTTGTCGACGTTGAGGATGTCGACTTCGCGGTCCAGTTGCTCGAAGAGGTTTTCCAGGCGCTCCTTGATGTCCACCAGGTCGAGCACGGCCTGCTTGTTCTCAAGCTTGAGCGGCAGGTGCGCGGCAATGGTGTCGGCCAGGCGGCCGGCATCGTCGATGCTGGCGATGGAGGTGAGGATCTCGGGCGGGATCTTCTTGTTCGGCCTCGGGCGCCACGGGCACGACGGAGCCCACGAAGTGGGTCTCTTCATCCATGACCTGCTTGACCAGCGCGCGCTGCTGGCCTTCGACCAGCACCTTGACCGTGCCGTCGGGCAGCTTGAGCATCTGCAGGATGGTGGACACGCAGCCGACGTCGAACATGTCGGCCGCCGTGGGTTCGTCCTTGGAGGCGGTCTTCTGGGCCACCAGCATGATGCGGCGGTCGCCCTCCATGGCCAGCTCCAGCGCCTTGATGCTCTTGGCGCGACCCACGAACAGCGGGATCACCATGTGGGGGAACACGACCACATCGCGCAGCGGCAGCAGCGCCAGGTCTAGGGGGGTGGAAGGCAAAGGGGTATGTCCTGACATGGGAATCCTCGGTTTGTCAGCGGAAGATGGTCCGCCCACCGGTGTATTTCAACCCCGCAGCCCGAAAGGATTTCGGGCCACAGGGACTTGCGCTGCCGGACCTTTGCAGGCAGCGGCGCATCAGGCTTTCTTGGCCGCTTCGCGGTAAACCAGCAGCGGTGCTTTTCCGTCTTCGATGGTGGACTCGTCCACCACCACCTTCTCGACATTGTCGGCATTGGGCAGTTCGTACATGGTGCCGATCAGCGATTGCTCCAGGATGGAGCGCAGGCCACGCGCACCCGTCTTGCGCGCCAGCGCCTTGCGGGCGATGGCCTTGAGCGCGGCAGGCCGGATCTCCAGCTCCACGCCTTCCATGGCCAGCAGCTTGCTGTACTGCTTGACCAGGGCGTTCTTGGGCTCGGTCAGGATCTGCACCAGGGCGTCTTCACCCAGTTCGGCCAGGGCCGTGACCACGGGCATGCGGCCGACCAGCTCGGGGATGATGCCGAACTTGATCAGGTCTTCAGGCTCGATCTCCTGGAACACTTCCGAGATGGAGCGCTGCTTCTTGCTCTTGACCGTGGCGCCAAAGCCGATGCCCGACGCCTCGGTACGGTTCTCGATGACCTTCTCCAGGCCCGCGAACGCGCCACCGCAGATGAACAGGATGTTGGTCGTGTCGATCTGCAGGAAGTCCTGGTTCGGATGCTTGCGGCCGCCTTGCGGGGGCACGCTGGCCATGGTGCCTTCGATGAGCTTGAGCAGGGCCTGCTGCACGCCCTCGCCCGACACGTCACGCGTGATGCTGGGGTTGTCGGACTTGCGCGAGATCTTGTCGATCTCGTCGATGTAGACGATGCCGCGCTGCGCACGCTCGACGTCGTACTCGCAGCTTTGCAGCAGCTTCTGGATGATGTTCTCGACGTCCTCGCCCACGTAGCCGGCCTCGGTCAGCGTGGTGGCATCGGCCATGACGAAGGGAACGTTGAGCATGCGCGCCAGCGTCTGCGCCAGCAGCGTCTTGCCGGAGCCCGTGGGACCGATGAGCAGGATGTTGCTCTTGGCCAGCTCAATCTCGTCCTTGCCGGCCTTGTCCTTGTGACGCAGGCGCTTGTAGTGGTTGTATACGGCGACAGCCAGCGTGCGCTTGGGCAGGTCCTGGCCGATCACGTAGTTGTCCAGGTTGGCCTTGATTTCGGCGGGCGTGGGCAGGTCGCCTCGGCCGTCCTTGGCCTCGGTGCTGGGCTGCTCGTCGCGGATGATCTCGTTGCAGAGATCGATGCACTCGTCGCAGATAAAGACTGACGGACCCGCGATCAGCTTCTTGACCTCATGCTGGCTCTTGCCGCAGAAGGTGCAATAAAGGTTTTTTTCGCTGGAGGAGCCTTTTTTCTCGGCCATGGGGTCGGTGCCTTGTTACAGAAATATGGAAAAGGATGATAACCAAATGGAAAGCGGCGTTTTCCGTAGGGGGAAAACGCCGCCCATTCTCATACAGCCTCCGGGCTTCAGGAGCGCTTGTTGATCACCTGATCGACCAGGCCGTAGTCCTTGGCTTCGTCGGCGGACAGGAAGTAGTCGCGCTCGGTGTCGTGCTGGATCTTTTCCAGCGGCTGGCCCGTGCGCTCGGCCAGGATCTTGTTCAGGCGCTCGCGGGTCTTGAGGATCTCGCGGGCGTGGATCTCGATCTCGGTGGCCTGGCCCTGCATGCCGCCCAGCGGCTGGTGGATCATGACCTGGGAATTGGGCAGCGCAAAGCGCTTGCCCTTGGTGCCAGCGGCCAGCAGGAAGGCACCCATGCTGGCTGCAATGCCGGTGCACAGCGTGGACACATCGGGCTTGATGAAGTTCATCGTGTCGAAGATGGCCAGGCCGGCGCTCACGGAGCCGCCGGGGCTGTTGATGTAGAACGAAATGTCCTTGTCGGGGTTTTCGCTTTCAAGGAACAGCAGCTGGGCCACGACGAGGTTGGCCGTCTGGTCATTGACAGGGCCCACCAGGAAGATCACCCGGTCCTTGAGCAGGCGCGAGTAGATGTCGTACGACCGCTCTCCGCGGCCGGACTGTTCGATGACCATTGGGATCATGCCCAAACCCTGAGTTTCCAATGCGCTCATGTTTTCTCCAGTACTAGGGGGCTACTTTAGCCGTATCCGGAAAGAAAATGGGGCTTGTGCGCCAAAGCACAAGCCCCGCAGATGCCAACCCGCCCGCCGATCTCACGAAGCGGCAGGCAGGCGGTGCTCAAACCCTCAGGCCTGGCCCATCAGTTCGTCGAAGGACACGGCCTTGTCGGAGACCTTGGCCTTGCCCAGCACGAACTCGGTCACGTTGTTTTCGATGACAACGGCTTCGACTTCAGCCAGGCGTTGGCGGTCGCCGAAGTACCAGCGTGCCACGTCTTCGGGCTTTTCGTAGCTGGCGGCCAGCTCTTCCACGTGGGCCTTGATCTGCTCGGGCGTGGCGTGCAGCTCGTTGGCGCGCACCAGCTCGGCCACCACCAGACCCAGGCGCACGCGGCGCTCGGCTTGGGGCAGGAACACGTCTTCAGGGATCTCGGCCTTGTCGGCGTCCTTGATGCCGCGCTGCTGCAGCTCGGCGCGGGCGCCTTCCAGCAGACGGGCGACTTCAGCCTGCACCGAGGCCTTGGGCAGTTCCAGCTCGGCCTTGGACACCAGCGCGTCCATCACAGCCTGCTTGTTGCGGCCCTGGACGCGGAACTTGACTTCACGCTCCAGGTTCTTCTTGATGTCGGCGCGCAGGCCTTCGACCGTGCCTTCAGCCACGCCCAGGGCCTTGGCAAAAGCCTCGTCCACTTCGGGCAGGTTGGCGGCCTCGATCTTCTTGACCGTCACCAGGAAGTCGGCGGTCTTGCCGGCCACGTCCTTGCCGTGGTAGTCAGCGGGGAAAGCCAGGGGGAAGGTCTTGGACTCGCCGGCCTTCATGCCGCGCACTGCGTCTTCGAATTCCTTGAGCATCTGGCCTTCGCCGACCAGGAACTGGAAGTCTTCAGCCTTGCCGCCGGAGAAGGTCTCGCCGTCGATCTTGCCTTCGAAGTCCACGGTCACGCGGTCGCCGTCCACGGCCACATCGGCCTGGGCGCGCTGCGCGAAGGTGCGGCGCTGCTTGCGCAGGATGTCCACGGTCTTGTCGATGGCGGCGTCGTCCACTTCGGCCGTCAGCTTCTCGACTTCGGCCGAGGTCAGGTCACCGATCTTGACTTCAGGCATCACTTCGAAGATGGCTTCGAACTGGGCCTCGCCCTCGGGAGCGCCTTCCTTTTCGGAGATGCGGGGCTGGCCGGCCACGCGCAGCTTGGCTTCGTTGACGGCCTGTGCAAAAGCCTCGCCGACCTTGTCGTTGAGCACTTCGTACTGCACCGAATAGCCATAACGCTGGGCCACCACGCTCATCGGCACCTTGCCGGGACGGAAGCCGTCCATCTTCACGGTGCGCGCCACTTGCTTGAGGCGGTTCTCGACTTCGCTCTGGATGGAGTTCAGGGGCAGGCTCAGCGTGATCTTGCGCTCGAGCTTTTCAAGGGTTTCAACAGTAACGGCCATGTTTGTTCCTATGAGGGATTGGACCGTGCCGGCTGCTGTACAGCCCGCACCGTATTGCGCAAAAGTCACGGTGCGACGCGAGCCAAGCCAGTCGGCCGCGCGGCACCTCAGATTTCAAGGGCTTACATCACATGCGCCTGGCCGCTGGGGACCGCACATGGTTCGCTCAACCCGTGATGTAAGCGAAGCCGGACATTATAAACGAGGCGGTTTTAACCTCCGGACGCACCCACTTGCGGGGAATCCCCCAATCCGTTTGCAAACGGGCCGTCCCTACAGGAAGCGGACTTGGGCAGTGTTCGCCGCAGTTGAGCGGCGTTGGTGCGTGGTGCGCGGGGGGCGGGTCGTCAACCATTCAAAAACAATCACTTACCTCCACAGCACGGGATTCGCGCGGGCCGTTCAAAAGCCTCGAGGTGCACTCTGCACACCCCAGGTCGACATGTACACGACCTGATCAAAACCCCGCTTGCCGTCCTCAATCAGCAGATGAAACAGGGTCACTTCAAATTGAAACATCTGCCCATTCGACCTATACTGTATGTGCATACAGTAGAAAGAAGACGTGATGCAGCACCAGATTGAGACGGTCAGGGACGATGTGGAAAGCGCCAGCGAGCAAGTGGCCGCCATCTGCGAGCTGCTGGCTGCAGCCCGGGGCACGGCCGTGCACGCCTCGGCCATTACCGCATTGCTGCTGCCGGTGTCACGCAAGCTCAGCGCGGCGGCGGGCGACCTGTCCGACCATCTGCATCGCAGCCAGGCAATTGGCAGCAAGCGCAGCTAGCCCAGCCCACCTTCGCCTCGACAAGGCCCCGCCCTGCGGGGCCTTGTCGTTCCTGCACCGGATACGCCGATGGTGTGCCCGGTTTGCGCACAGGCTTCGGCGATTGCCCGGCTGGCGCCCCTGGGCAAACATGGCATTCATACCCGGCCCGCGCGCCGGACCCGGCATACCGCCTGCCCGGTGCCCCCGCGATCCGGTGGCCTGAGGCGTTCCCGGCATCCGCAGCCACACGCATGGCAGGTGCACCAGGAACAGGTCCGCGCGGGCCGGCCCACGAGGAGCTTCAGTGAGTCTTGCCATTCCCTTTCCCGCGCCGGATCAGGCGATACCGCCACCGGCCCGTGCCGCTGCTCCCGCCGACCCTGCATACAGGGAGCGCGACTGATGCAGGCCATCGCCCGTGAATACGAAACGCTGGACGAGCTGTGCATGCGCCAGTTGGGCGCCACGCGCGGCGTGGTGGAAGCCACGCTGGAGCGCAACCCGGGCCTGTCGGCCCACGGGCCCCACGTGCCCGCCGGCCTGGCCGTCGAGCTGACCGAACCCACCCAGGCGCCCAGCCTGCCCTTGATCAGTTTCTGGGATTGACATGGACCGAGAAACCATCGTCAAGACCGCCGCCCTGGAAGGCGCCAAGGCCGCGCCTCCCGTCACCGTCGTGGCCGCTAACGTGGCCAATGGCTGGACCATGACCCATACCGCCACCGCGCTGACCATCGTCTACGTGCTGCTGCAGGCCGTGTATCTGCTGTGGCGCTGGCGCAATGAGCGCGAGGATCGGCGCGCGCGCCAGGCCGAGGACGCCGCGCGCAGGAAGGCGTCTTCGACCGCCACAGACACCGGAGCGGCGCCATGAGCACAGCGCGCATGCCAGCGGCAGGAATGGGCATTGGCGCGGCCATCGTTGCTGCCTGGATTGCCGCAGAAGGCTTCAGTGCGGCGCCCATCATTCCCGTGCAAGGCGATGTGCCCACCATCGGCCACGGCGCCACGCGCTACGAGGACGGCACACGCGTGACCCTGGCCGACCCGCCCATCACCCGCGAACGGGCGCGCGAGCTGGCCATCAACCTGCTGGAGCAGCAGTACGGCGCCTGCGTGCGTGATTCGCTTGGCGACACGCGGGTGCACCCGGCCGAGTTCGCCCAGGCGGTGGACTTCGCAGGCCAGTACGGCTGCGGGGCCTGGCGCGGCTCCTCGATGCTGGCCAGGACACGGGCTGGCGACTACGCCGGCGCCTGCCAGTCCTACCTGGCCTGGCGATTGATGACCAGCACTCAGCCTTTGCAGGGCTTCAGCGCCTATCGATGGGATGGCGCAGGCCGGCCCACGCGCTGGCGCTTTGACTGCTCGGCACCCGGCAACAAGGTATGCCGCGGCGTTTGGACACGCCAGCAGGCGCGCCACGCGGCCTGCATGAAGGCCCAGCCTTGATGGACCGCCTGCAAACCCATGCCTGGCAGTTGCTGGCCCTGCTGCTGGCGGCGCTGCTGGTCTGGCAGTCGCTGGCGCGGCTGGGTGCCGAGCGCGATGCGGCGCAGGCGCGCACGGATCTGGCGACCGACCGCCAGGCCGCTGCCACCGCCGCCCTGCACGCATCCGAACGCTATCGACAACGGGAAGGAGCCTACCGTGAACGCCTCGACTTTCTTGCACGCGACTCGGACCTGGCCCTGGCCCGCGCTGCGGCGGATGCCGATGCTGCCCGCGCTGCTGCTGGCCGGCTGCGCGGCGACCTCGCCGACTACCTCACCGCCCACCGTGCCGCCGCCCAGGCTCGCGCCGCTGCCGGACAGTGCGCGCCAGACACCGCAGCCCTCGATCTGCTTGCCGAGCTGCAGCGCCGCGCTGACGAGCGAGCGGGAGCGCTGGCGCGCATTGCTGACGACGCCCGCCACCGAGGAAGCGCCTGCGAGCGCGCCTACGACGCCGGGCTCGCCCTGACCAGCGCCCTGACCAGCGCCCTGACCAGCACCATGACCCAGGACCCACGCCATGCTCAAGCCCACTAGCCTGCGCGACGCGCTCGTCGCTGCCCTGCCCCAGCTGCAACTGTCGCCGGGGAACATCCGTTTCACCATCCAGAGGGGCCGTGTGGTCAACACGGGCACGCCGTCCCTTTCCTGGGAATACCGCTACACGCTGAGCCTGGTGATTGCGGACTTCACCGGCAGCATCGATGCCGTGACCGTGCCGCTGCTGGTCTGGGCGCGGCGCCACCAGCCGGACCTGTTCGACCATGCCGAAAGGCGCGAGCAGGCGATCCGCTTCGACATTGCGCCTCCTTCCACGGACCCTGCAGCCGCCTCGCAGCCGCAGCAGCTCGCCATCGAGATCGACCTGGTGGAGGCCGTGCTGGCGCGCCCGCGCGAGGGCAGCCCCGGCGCCTTCGACCTGATCTACAAGCCCGAGCCGCCGGGCCAGCTCGACATTGCGCAGCGCCAGTTGTGGGAGCTGTTCCTGTTCGGCGAGAAGGTGGCCGAGTGGAATTACGACCCGCGCTGAGGCGTGGCCGGGCTGCATGCCGGGCCGCATGTGGCAGCGTGCGCCACGCCCGGCACACGGCGACACGCAAGGGCCCGGCCGGCACCATGAACGCCATGGATTCGCCCGTCGCACAAACCGAGAGCCCGTACGAGATCATCCGCCGCCTGGAGGGGCTGATCCGCACGGGCACCATCGCCGCAGTCCGCCATGCGCGCCCTGCGCGCTGCCGCGTCAAGACCGGCAACCTGACCACCAACTGGATTCCCTGGCTGGCCCTGCGCGCCGCGGGCGAGAACGCCAGCGTCTGGTGGCCACCGGCCGTGGGCGAGCAATGCCTGCTGCTGTCGCCCGGCGGCGACCTGCTGGGCGCCGTGGCGCTGACCGGCATCTACAGCAGTGCCGCAGCCCAGCCCAGCGACCGCGAAGGGGTGTGCCACACGCAGTGGAGCCCCACCGATTTCATGGAGCACGACAGCACCACGGGCCGTCTCAACATCAACGTGGCCCATGGCATCACGCTGCGCGTGGGCAACTCGGTGATCAGCATCGACGAGCAAGGCATCAGCCTGCAGGCAGGTGGCGGTTCGGCCACCGTCAATGCGCAGGGCCTGGCCGGCGCGCCAGATGTGACCACCGGCCCCATCAGCCTGCTGCGCCATCGCCATGGTGGCGTCAGGGCGGGCGACGCCATCACGCAGGGGCCGCTATGAACCGCCATACAGGCCGCCGCATCGAGGGCATGGAGCATCTGCGCCAGAGCGTGGCCGACATCCTGTCCACGCCCATCGGCTCGCGCGTGATGCGCCGCGACTATGGATCGCTGGTCCCGGCGCTGCTGGACCAGCCCGACAACAACGCCACCCAAGCGCGCCTGCGCGCCGCCGTGGCCAGCGCGCTGATGCGCTGGGAGCCCCGCATCCGCCTGACACGCATCGTGATCGAGCGCGATCCGGCCGCACCCGGGCGCGCCGACCTGACGCTGATCGGCACCTTCAACAACACGCGCCGCCCGGCACCGCTGAGCCTGCAGATGCCCATCGCCCGCACCCTTTCATGAAGCAAGACATGACCCCTGCACTGGACGCCCTGCCGCCGCCCGGCGTCGTCGAGACGCTGGATTTCGAGCGCATCCTCGACGCCCACCGCGCCGATCTGCTGGCGCGCCACCCGGAGGCCGCCGAAGTCCTGGCGCTGGAGAGCGAGCCGCTCAACAAGCTGCTGGAGGCGCACGCCTATCGCGAACTGCTGTACCGGGCGCGCGTCAACGATGCCGCGCGTGCGCACCTGATTGCGTTCGCCCAGGGCTCGGACCTGGACCACAAGGGCGCCTTCTATGACGTGGCCCGACTGCCCGGCGAAAGCGACGAACGCTACCGCCAGCGCATCCTGCTGCGCGTGCGCGCGCTGGCCGGCAGCGGAACGGCAGAGCACTACGAGCACCTGGCCATGACGGCCAGCGCCAATGTGCACAGCGCCATCGCCACGCAACCCCAGCCCGGCCGCGTGAGCGTGCAGCTGTGGCTGGTCGAGCCCGCACAGGCCGAAGAGACCCTGGCCATCGTGCTGTCGGCCCTCAATGCGCCAGGCGCACGGCCGCTGGGCGTACCCGTGTCGGTATCGCTGGCGCGCCCGCACCCCATCGACATCACGGCGCACCTGCTGCGCGAGCCCGGTGCGCCCGTGGACATCGTGGCGCGCCTGCAGGCCGGCCTGGCCGCACAGATCGCGGCCTACGCGCTGCTGGGACGCGATGTGCCGCGCTCGTGGATCACCACGCGCCTGCATGTGGACGGCATTGCCCGCGTCACCTACCCCGATGCACTGGCCCCGGCCGAGCTCACGCCGCTGGCCGCCGACGAATACCCGGTGCTGGGCCGCGTCCAGCTGGTGGACGAGGGCCTGCAGGCATGAGCACCGCCGCCATCGTCCCGACGGCGCCCCGCCGCCATGTGCTGCCGCCCAACGCCACGGCGCTGGAGAAGGCCGTGGACCAGGTCGTCCCGAATTGGGATGGCCTGGCCGGCGCCTTTCCCGCGCCGGCCCAGGGCGAGCCTGCGGCCTTTCTGCCCTGGCTGGCGGCCGAATGGGGCATTGCCCAGTTCGACCGCTACTTCGACGACGTGCCCGCCCTCATCGCCAACGGCCTGCCCTGGCTGCGCGAGCGCGGCACGGCCGCGTCCATGCAGCGTGCGCTGGGCTGGCTGGGATATGACGGCGCGCAGCTCGACGAGGACGGTGCCTGGCTGCACCTGGACCTGGGCCGCATCATCGGCGACGCAGAGCTGGCCAGCGTGGCCCATGTGGTGCGCGCCAGCCTGCCGGCGCACGTGCGCTTTTACCGCGTCTTCCACGGCCACGACCTGCGCCCGCTGCGGCTGGACCACGGCCCGGGCCTGGACGCAGGCATGCTGGACAACGACAGCGGCACCTGGATCGATGTGTCGCCGTATGGCGAACCCGTCAAGCTCAGCCAGGGCCTGCCCCGTCGCACCGGCACCGAGGCACCGCCTTCGGACGGCGTGCTCACGGCCCAGCTGTTCCGCGTCACCACCATCGCCACCTATGCCGACCGCATGCTGCTCGATGCCTGGACGCTGGACAGCGAGATCCTGATCGACGCCAGCCTGGGCATCACCGAAGTCAACGCCACCACCACGGGCGAACCCGCCTACTACGCGCCGCTGCGGCCCATTCCCGCGCAGGCCATGGCCACCCACAGCGCCTGGACGGCGCCCGCTCCGCTGGCCCTGGCCAGCCTGCATCCCTGGGCCAGCACCGAGCGCCCGCACGACAACACCCGTACCTGGACCGGACGCTGGGACAGCACGCCCTGGCGCCGATCCTTCGAAACCCGCACCACCACCACCGAAGAACCCGAGGAACCCTGAACATGGCAGTTCTGCAGCAAGCGGGCCGCATCGCCCTCGCCAAGGCCGTCGCCGCCCAGACCATCCACATCGCCTGGGGCCGCGGCCTGCCCGCCTGGGACGCCGCGCCCGAGCCCGAACCCATCACCGCCAACGCCCTGGTCGACGAAATCGGCCGCCGCCTGGTCACCGAGGTGCGCTTTGCGCGGCCCGACGACAACGGCGAGATCGAGCTGCCCAGCGGCGCGCGCTACAGCGTCAGCGACACACCCACCACCTTCGTCTACCTGCGCGCGGCCTTCGGCTTCGACGACGCCAAGGGCGAGGACGTGCGCGAGATGGGCGTGTTCTTCGGCACCCAGGTCGCCACGGACGTGCCGCCCGGCCAGCGCTGGGTGCTGGCCAGCCAGCTGACCGGCAAGGGCGAGCTGTACACGCTGGAGCGCCGCCCCCGGATCCTGCGCAGCGGCAGCGTGCGCCAGGTCGAAGAAATCATCCTCCCCTTCTGAACGGCACCCCATGAGCCAGACCAAGATCTACGACCGCTTCGACGCCGGCAAGCGCTACGACAGGCTGCAGTTCGCGGCCGACCGCGTGCTGCAATCGGCCGAACTCAACGAGCTGCAGAGCATGCAGCAGCACCGCCTGCGCGGCATCACCGATGTGCTGTTCAAGGAGGGCGATATCGTCCGCGGCTGCCAGTGCATCACCTCCGCCGACACGGGTGCCACCACCATCGAGGCCGGCGCGCTCTACGTGGCCGGCGCCGTGCGCGGCATCACGCCGGGCACGCTGACCGTGGCCACCGTGGGCACGGTCTACGTGGGCGCCTACCTGCAGACCGATACCGTCACCGAGCTGCAGGACCCCGAACTGCTCAACCCCGCCGCCGGCACGCGCGGCTATGGCGAGCCCGGTGCGCTGCGCGAGCGCGTCACCCTGGTCTGGGGTGCGCAGGGCGACGGCACGGCCGGCACGTTCTATCCCGTGTGGACCATCATCGACGGCTCCGTCATGCCCAAGGAGCCGCCGCCCAACATCGACGCCGTCACCCAGGCCCTGGCCCGCTATGACCGCGACAGCGCGGGCGGCACCTACGTCGTGCGCGGCCTGGACGTGATCATGGGCGAGGACCTGGCCACCGGCCAGCAGGTCTACACCGTGCGCGAGGGCGCCGCCCGCGTCAACGGCCATCCGCTGGAACTGGGTGCCAGCCGCCGCCTGGTCTACGAGGCCAAGCCC